CAGAAATTTGGTGATAGCCATCATGAGTATTCTGAATCAAGTAGCTAATAAAAAGCTCGAGGTTTCTGAGGTTTTACTAACAAAATTCATGACAGGATCCAAAATGAAGAATGAACCAAAAAGTTACGATCCAATGATAGAGGAAATGAAGAATCAATTTTTGGGTAGAGTTCCGAGGCACAATCTCATGCAAGAACACATGATTTACTTGACAAACGTTTCTAACATGATGCAGGGAATCTTACATTACACTTCATCTATTTATCATGCTGTTGTTCTGAATTACATCGATGAGATAAACATCTGCTATTTGCTCATCCTCAAAAAGAAGAACTATGTGCCAGAAGATGTTTTATTTGTGTCAACAGTAAAAGTGTCTTCAGACGACTCATCAAATCTTAGAACATTGATGAGTAGAAAACCACTAGGCAAATGGTCTGTTGTTGCATTATCAGTGATGAGCTGTTTGAAAGCTTCTCTGTACAAATTTTGCTGTATAGCTAGATCAGAACAAAAGTCAACAGTTGGAGTCTTTTCTGGATTTGAAGAGTTCAACTCAATATTCACATCGACCAACATGGTGATGTACCCTTTGATAAAATTCACAAATGTGTCAACCAACATGAGTGCTATACCTTCATTGATGAATAGACACTATCTTCTTTCCAATCTTAGAAGAAACGTCTTGGAGAACGGAGGTTCAACATTGTTGTGTTCTGTCATCCAGGAGTGTCAACTTCGAGTCTATTATCACGTTTTGGGCTCATTATGCTCAAAAATGTGGCCTCCGACTAAGGAATTGATTATGGAAAACAAACATCCAATTTGCGGTTATTTCCCAATGGAGCCAGAGAGAATTTGTGGTCTATTCGGAGTTAGCTTAGCGATATACAATCTATTGAAAAGCAACACTAGCACAAGAATAGTTGAGAGAAGAATTTGCACTAGAAATGAATTGGAGTTGACAGAAGATGGAACTCCTACAATATCTGCTAGTTTGTCGATGGGAGGAGGAGTTAGATACTTCAGATTTCTTGGCAAGCTAAATGAAAGCAATCCAGATTGGTATTCGCAAGGTGAGGAAAACCCTCAATATCACTTCTTGCCAGTTACTAGCAAACGACAAAGTAAATACTTGATTTTGTCTAAGGCTTTTAATCCTAGCTCAATACAATCTTTCTCATTCGAAGTCAAGTCAAAAATGTACGCAACAGCTGTTTATGTCCTTAACAGACCATGCATCACAGTGAGAGAGAGGTTGTTCAAAGAAACCACGTTCAAGAAAGTTTCTTTCTACAGGTTTGTCAGAGACCTCACTGTCGATACTGTGGCTGACGAAATGTTGCCTGTTGATGTTGATTACATAAGGCTAATGTATCCTTTGTGGGAAATTTTCGACAGGGCTATTGCTGTTGCGGCACCGAAAGTGAATGACAAATATATAAAAGCATCAGACGATATATCCTTCAGATTTCAAATGAAGCACATACCCAAAGTTGCTATCAAAGCTAATGTGCCATTGTTGGAAGTGGTTAAGAAAATCTGG